TATTGGTGGAAAGAGTTTGATACTTATAAAGTAGGAACAGTATCTAATTCTACTTCAACGATGCATAAACTTGCTGATACTCCAATTACTTTAGATTGTTTTGAAATTAATGATTTTGAGAATATTCAATATCCTTATAATTTTCAACCTAAAGATTTAAAACATCCAATTGATTCAGATTTTGTTCAAAAATGTCTTATTCCTTATATGGAGTATTTAAGAGACTCATATGTAGATACACAAGATCCAAAATATTGGAAGGAGTTAATTCGTTGGCTTCCAGAATCTTGGCTTCAAACTCGCACTATTACTATGGATTACGAAAACCTTTTAGCGATGTGTTCTGCTGGACAGAGGCGTTTTCATAAACTTACAGAATGGTCAAAAGATTTTATTAAATTTGCACGTAAACTACCATATGCACAACAATTTATATTTTTAGACGAAATCACACAATAAAGTCTTCATTAGTTGATTTTTTTATTAAAATTTGATATAATATAAGTAGTAAATGAGAAAGTGAGATTTAAAAATATGAGTAAGAAACAAGATTTTATTAATTATGTGGAAGATAATTTAATGTCTAAAGTTGATACAAATGAGATTCCTGAAAATGTACAAGTTTATTGGGACGCATTTAAGGGTAACAAAGAAGAAGGCAAACCTCTCTTTACTGATACAGGTAGATTGATTCTTGGTTATATGCAGAAGCATCAGACAGATATGCCGATTGCAAAAGCTAAGGATATAGGAGAAGGTTTGTTTGTGTCTTCAAGAAAAGTATCTGGATCAATGCGTAAACTTGTATCCGAAGGATATGTAGAAAAGATTGGTCAGGATCCAGTAGTGTATGAATTAACAGATAAAGGTAGAACAGCGAATATTAACGAATAATTAAGGAGAAAATGTAATGAAGAAAACAATGATTAATAGAACTCATATTGAAGGATGGCTTTATGATACTGGCAATGATTTTGCACTTAAGGTAACTGGTCCAACTTCAAAGAATCCTGGAACTCCATTTATTAGTGGAACTATTCAGATTGCAACTGATGATGCTCATACTAATATTGTTCCAGTACATTTTACATATGTGACTGAGATCACATCTACTGGAAAAACTAATGCCACTTTTGGTATTTTGAAAGATATTGTAGAGGAAAAATATCATAGTATTATGAAGCATGATGCTGCAAGTGCGGTTAAACTTCGTATCGATTCTGCTATTGGTCTTAACGATTTCTACACAGATAGAAATGGTGAGGAAACTCTTGTTAGTGCAAAAAGAAATGAAGGTGGATTTGTTCACGTTGTGAATGAACTTGCTGATGATGAAAATGCACGTAATACATTTGAAGCAGATATGCTTATTACTGGTGTTGTTCGTGTTGATGCTGATGAAGAGCGTCAGCTTCCAGAGAAGGTAGTTGTTAAGGGAGCAATCTTTGACTTCCGTAAGTCACTTCTTCCTCTTGAGTTCAGTGCAATTAATCCTAATGCTATGAACTATTTTGAGGGACTTGGTGCATCCTCTAAAGAGCCAGTATTTACAAAGGTTTGGGGTCGTCAGATCTCTGAAACTATTGTTAAGACATATGTAGAGGAATCTGCATTTGGTGAAGATAGTGTAAGAGAGGTTAAATCTTCTCGTAAGGACTTTATTATCACTGGCGCAGCTAGAGAACCATATATATGGGATGATGAGGAAACTATCACAGCAGCTGAGCTTACGAAGGCAATGCAGGATCGTGAGATCTATCTTGCAACTGTAAAGCAGAGATACGATGAGTATAAGGCTTCACAGGGTCAAGCAACTCCTGCTGCAGCAACAGCTAAATCTGGTGCGTTTGATTTTTAATTATGGAGATTACCATAACAGAAGAATTGCTTAATAAAGTGAGAACTATTGTTAACAGTTCTGAATTTATACAATTTTTATTAGATATATCAGAAAAAGATTTAGAAGTATCTGGACTTATTCTCCAGATACTTCTAAACGAAATAGATAGGTTAAAAGAAAAAGAGGTATGAAATGGGCAATTCATTATTAGAAATCAAACCGCATGAGGTTAGTAGAGATTTAAGAGGTTATTCTGTATTCTTTTATGGAGCAGCAAAAACTGGTAAAACTACAATTGCAACACAATTTCCAGGTGCTTTACTTTTCGCTTTTGAAAAAGGTTATAATGCTCTTCCTGGAATTATGCTCCAAGATATTCATTCTTGGAATGAATTTAAAAAGGCTATTTCTGAATTAAAAGATCCAGCCGTACAGCAAAGATATCAAACAGTTATTATTGATACTGCTGATAATGCATATCAACTTTGTGAAAAATATATCTGTAATCGAGAAAGCACAGCAAAACAAAATTATGAAACAATTGGAGATATTCCATTTGGTAAAGGATATAAATTAGCTCAAACAGAATTTGATGAAAGCATTAGAAAAATTCTTCAGCTTAATTACGGTTTAATTCTTATTAGTCATGATATAGAAAAGACTACTAAGAATGAAAAGGGTGAAGAAATAAGTAAATTTGTTCCAACTATAGATGCTCGTGGTAGACTTATTTGTGAAAGAACTTGTGATATTATTGGATATGCTCGTCAAATTGAAGATGAAGAAAATGGTAAGAAAACTCTACTCTTTTTAAGAGGTACTCCAAGATTTGATGCTGGTTCAAGATTTAAATATGCTCCAGATTATATTGAATTTACTTATGATAATTTAGTAAATGCAATTGCAGATGCTATTGATAAAGAAGCTGCAATGCATGATAATAAATATGTAACTGATGCACCAATTAATAAAGCTGAAATATATGCTGATGAAAAAGAATATGATTTTCCTGCATTAATGAAAGAGTTCCAAGAGTTAGTCGGAGAGCTTATGAGCAAAGATCAAAATAATGGAACTAAAATCACCAAGATAGTAGAAAAACATCTTGGAAAGGGTAAAAAGGTTAGTGAGTGTACGCCAGAACAGGCTCCTCAAATCGATCTTATTGTATTCGATCTTAAAC